CTCGGCTTCCTTGAGCTGTGCCTCGGCCGCCTTCGCCCGCTCCTCGGCCGCCTGCGCGGTCTTCTTCGCGGCGTCGAGCTCGGCGCGGGCGGCCTTGAGCTCCTTGTTGAGCTCGTCGGCGCGCTTGTCCGCAGCCTTCGCCGCCACCTTGGCGTCTTCGAGCGCCTTCTTCTCGTCTTCGTTCATCGATCCCTCCAGCAGCGGCAGCTGCTCGGGGGCCTTGCGGCCCGTGGACTTTTCAGCGAGCGAACGCAGGAAGGCGCGCTCTTGCTCCCGGACATGGGCGGCGCCCTTGGCGACCGCGTCCGGGTTGCTCGGGATTGGCACAATGCTGATTTCCATCAGCTCGTTGCCGCTCAGGCGGTACACCTCGCGGTCGTCATCGATCGTGTCGAGGCGCACCTTGTGCGGCCGGAATCCGACGCTCGTCGCCCGCAGGAAGCCGCCCTTTACCAGGCGAAACGCCTTGTCACCGACCTCGCTCTCCTCGACGCGAGCGAAGATGACCGTGGTCTCGAGGCCCTCGGTCCCGACACGCACGTTCTCCGAGCGACCGACGATGATGTCGCCGGGGGCGCCGTAGCGTCGGTGCGCCCACAGAACGATCGGGTTCTTCTTGTAGCGGTCGAGGTCCCAGTCCTGCTCGACGATGTCGCCATGCGCGTCGACGATCTCGGTGCTTACGAGGAAGTCTATCGCGCGGCGTTCTTCGTCGACAGCTCGGACGGTGAGAGTTGCCGACCGGCGTACGACACCGTCCCATTCCGGACCTTCGCCCGTCTGGTCGACTGCTTCCTCTTCCATCGTCGCATTGCCTCTCTGCCGCTGGCCTTGGCGTCGCCATGCAGCGGGCACGTCCGCTCGTGCGAGCACGTGCAGGTGATCTCTCGCTTCATTCGTCTCTCGTCATAGCTGGTCGCGGAGCTCGGCGACCTTCGCGTCATGGATGCGCATCAGCGCCGGGCTGTAGTCGGCTGGGTCCGGCCGCCAGTCGCTTCGGAAGGGCGGGGCAATCCCGAACCCCTCGGCGGGCGGGTCGATGCCCTCGTCACCGATGGGTGTCAGCCCGAGGGCCTCCGCGCGGCGGAGACTGATCGACTGCCACTGGGAGCGACAGCGCTGGTGCAGCGGCGGCCAGTTGGCGGCGACGTAGGGGTCATCATGGCGCTTCACGATGCCGTTGCGCTGCTGGCAGATCTCGGACTGCCGGCTGTCCTCGACGCCGTCGAACAGCATGAACGGCCGGACGCTCGTGATCTCGGCGTCCTGCTGTTGGTACCATCGGCCCACGCCGTAGGCGGTCTGAACGTTGGTCCGGTAGACCGTCTCGAGGCGCGCGCTGCTCGCCTTGCCCCACGTGTCACGCAGGCGTTGCTTGATCCGCTTGGCGAACACCTCGAAGGGCTCGCCGGTCTCCAGGGACCGCGCGATCTCGTCGTGCAGGGCCTGGACGATCGTCAGCTGCTCGGCGGCAGCGACCGTGAACGCGCGGCCGCGCTCCGCTTCGGACAGCGCCTCGAAGTCGCTGTCCGTCATCGGGATCAGCGACCGGAACCACGACGAGGCCTCGGGAAAGGCGCTGGGTTCGGCGCTTACGTCGAAGGGCATTCACCGAACCCATGCCCACACGGCCAATCCGATCATCGCAACAAAATACGCAACCGGGAGCACAGTGATCATGTAGTGACGGCGATCGCATCGCTTGGTGTGTGGGCCAGAGGCGAGCGCTCCGCAGCACTGATAGACGGGCCCTCTCGATGGCGGTGGCAGCGACGCAGGCGGCTTCACGAGTCACCCTCGTCCGGCTCCAGCCCGCCGTCCTCCACCCGCACGGCCTGCATGCCGCCCAGCCGCGCCATGGTGAGCGTCGCCTCCTTGACGGTCGCGAGCTCGACGGGCGGCGGTGCCTCGCGGTAGCGCTCCGTGATCTTCCCCATCAGCACGAGCTTTCGGGTCTCGTCGCTCATGCCGGCGGTCGACGCCTGCACCTCGTTGACCGTGTCGAGCATGGTCGCCACGACGTCGCTCAGCGCGTCCGCAGCCGACCGCTTGCCGGCGTCCACTAGGCGATCGGTGTACTCCTTGCCGTCCTGCTGCGGGTCGTCGGCCTTGGCCTTGCTTCCGGGCTTGGGCGCCTTGCCTGGCATGTCGTCCTCGTCCTCGTCGTCGCTGTCCAGGTCGGCGGGCACCTGCACCATGGGCGGCGGGATGATCTCCTCGCCTTCCTGCGGCTCGGGCATGCCGACCTCGTCGCGCGCCCACTTCGCCGGGATGGGCATGCCCGTTCCGTGCAGCTTCTCGAGGGCCTCCGCGAACGATTTCCGGTCCGTCGCGTCCTCGGTCTGGAAGAGGCCCGCCGGGCAGCGAACGTCCTCGCCCAGGTTGATCCGCACCGCGGGGATGAACATGTGGTGGCGCAGCACGGCCGCCACGCTGACGGCGTCGTCCTCGCCTCGGTCCTTGCGGAGCTCGTCGCGAGTCGACGTGTCGCTTCGTGTGCCGTTGGGCCCGCTCTCGATCGAGGTGGTCTGCCCGAGCCCCGCCTTGCTGATCTCGCGCCCGAGCGCGTCGAACAGCTCGAGGTGGGTGCTCCGCTGCGAGCTGCCGCCGGAGGCTTTTGGCCACTCGACCTGGAAGTCCTCCTGGTCGGAGAACGCCCCGACGCCAGTGGAACCAATGCGCTCGAGGTTGCGGACCACCCGGTCGATGTCCGCCTGGTGCGCGCCCCGCTTGTACTTCGCCCAGCGCCAGGGCTTCCAGCCGATCTCGGCGAGCGCAATCCAGTCCTTCAGGTCGAAGTTGCGCAGGCTGGCCATCCAGCAGAACAGCCGCATCAGCCCTTCGCGGACCGGCGCGTCGCCCACGATCGAGCGCTGAAGCTGGATGACCCGGCCGGGGTTTAGCGCCAGCAGGTCGACGCCCGTGATGTCGCCCTGCCTCAGGCGGTATCGAAGCGCGCCATTGTCCTGCTCGAAGATGAACTCGCGCGGGTGGACGGTGACGGCCTCGTTCGGGATGAGGTAGCCGCCGGACATCTCCCAAGGCTTCAGCGCCGCGGTGGCATGCGAGTAGATGTAGCTGCGCGTCAGGTGCTGAATCAGCTGCGGCCAGTTGCGAAAGTCCTCGTAGATCCGCTGGCACAGGTCGCGGGCTTCCTGCTCCTTCTCGCTCGCGTCCTCGGGGACGATGAACGCGAGCTCGTGCTTGCTGACCCACTTGTCGCGGCTCTCACACGTGCTGTGCAGATGCCCGTCCCGCTGGCGGTTCTCGTGGAACAGGTCGACCAACTGCTCGGGCTGCCCGGCGTCCGCTTGCCGTACGATCGCTGAAATCTGCGCCGGCGTGAGCCCTCCGCCGATGCGCTGGAACTGCTCGTGCAGCGGCTTTTCGCGGACCACCGGTGTGCCGCGCTGCAGGCGCGCGGGCGTGATGGTACCGAGCTGTCGGAACGCACCTCGCCGGCCGCGGCGTGTGGACCGTGCGAGGATGGTGGACATTCAGCGGACCTCAGGGCCAGGCCTCAGGCCTCGTCGTCGGCCTTCTTCTCCGGTACCAGCGGGTCCGTGCGCGGTCGACGACTTTGCGGCTTGCTGGCCTTCGCCTTCGCCTCGAGGAGGTCGAGCGCTTCCAGGTCTTCGTGGACCACGGCGAGCACCCGGTCGACCACGTCCTGGTCGGCCTCGCCGTCGCCGCACAGCAGCGCGCGCAGCGTTCGCATGTTGTTCGCCAGCCGCGTGAAGCGGTGTTCGTAGTCGACTCGAGAGAGCTTGTTCATGGTGGTTCCCCTATCCGAAGCCGCGGCCGCCCATGCCGTCCCAGCGAGAGCCCGCAAGGCGGTCGAAGCCGTCCAGGTCCGGCATTTCGTAGTCGCCGCCGTAGACGGCGAGGGCGAGGGCATCGGACCGGTCCGGTGAGCGCCCGAGACGCTTCTTGATGTCTTCTTTGCGCTCCACCTTCAGGCGGTGCCGAACGTCGAAGCCGTACTCGGCGGCCATCAGGTCCGTGTCGAGGTCTTCGTCGTCGTGGATGGCGCCGCCCTCGCGGAACCAGTCCGCCAGCGCGAAGTGCAGTTGCGCGCGCAGGTTGACGTACTGCTCCTCGTCGTCCGCCGCGTGCCCCGCGTTGACCGCGCACGGCGAAAGCACGTCGCGGTGGTGGTAGCACATGGCGTCGTAGGGCGAGGCGCCCACGCCGATCACGTCGATGTTGACCCGGATGGGGTCAGCGCCGTCGAAGTGCTTGTCCCGCAGCGCCATGGCGACCGCGCGCACCTGCTGGGCGATCTGCTCGCCGTCGGCGCCGCGCAGGATGAGCTCGAGGCCGTGCTCCTCGCGCATGAACTCCGGCGAGTAGGTCTTCTTGCCGCGGACCGGCATGATGACCGTCTCGTCGTCGCCCTCGCGCGCCACGTCGAGCCCGATGACCAGGCGCCCGAAGTAGTTCGTCGATTCGAACGCGACCTTCGCCCGCTCCACGAGCGCGAGCGAGATGACATTGCGCGTGCCCTCCTGGGCGAACGCACCCTTGACCCGCACGTCGTGCAGGGCCGACTTGAGTCCCCACTTGCGCTCGGCCCGCTCGCACCATTCCTTCGTGGCAAGGCCCGGGATGCCGCCGCCGAACTCCGCGGCGTCGCGCGAGTCGATGTGCAGCGTGAGGTACAGCTTGCGGTGCTTGTGGTGGCTGTCCGCGAACGTCCCAACCGGCTGCGTCGGGTTGCCCAGCATGAGCCAGCGCGCGCCGCCGGCCGAGTTGCCTTCGATCGCCTCGAAGATCTCTTCCTTGACGCCCGGCGCCTCGTCGATGATGTACAGCAGCTCGGCGCCGGAGATGCCGCTGAAAGCGTCTGGGTCGCTGGCGCTGAAGCCGAAGATCTCCCGACCGTCCTCGGCCTGCACGCCCGTGCCCGGGTCCTTCGGGACAACGATCTGGTCCTGCAGCCCAGCGGCGCGGACGCGGGCCCGAATCTCGCGCCAGATGACCTTGCGGACCTGCCGGTCGGTCGGCGCGGTGATGACTACGCGCGCCTCTCGGCGGGTGCAGTACCACCACAGCGCGATACATGCCGCCGAGCAGCTCTTGCTCGTCTTGTGTCCCGAGCGGGCGCTGACCCGTGGGTGCTGGACGACCGCGCGGAGCAGATCGCCCTGGCCATGCTTACCGAAGCCGCCCTTGTGGGGGTGCTCCCAGGCGTGCACGCCCAGCACGTCGCGGGCGAACTCGACGGGCTTGTCGCGGTACTGGGCGTACCGCTCGAAGTCAGTTGAGCGTTGGCTGAGCTTCTGGGCCGCCGTTTCCGCCCATTGGCGGGACACCCAGCGCATCCCGGACCGCGTCGACGACCTGCGTGTAGACCTCAGCGGGGAGCCGTGCCCCGATTTCGCTGAGGACCTCTTCGACCGCATCCTGGACCTTCTCGTCGAGCTTCTCGGAGAACATGCCGAGATGCTTTCCGAGGTGGGCGAGCGCGGACAGCTTCTGGTGCTGCTTGATGCTGACCGTGCGGTTGCCGAACTTGTCGACGTCCTCCTTGACCTCGGCGATGGCCGCGGCCTGGTCGCGGGTGAGCTTCTTCGACGGCTTGAGCCTCACGCCGTGCTCAGTCCAATCGGCCAGGTCCAGCAGGTTGCTGAACGCAATCTTGACGAGCTCGGCGACGACGTCGTCAACCTCGACGTCGGCGCGCTCCTCGGTCTTCTGCTGGCGCCGCTCGATGGCCACCTGGATGTCAACGTTTGTCAGCAGTCGTTGGCCCTGCGAGCGCGCGGTTCTCTGGCTGTATCCCGCCCGAATGGCGGCTTGTGTCGCGTTGTAGTCCTTGCAGTACTCTGCGACGAAGAGACGCTGCTTCGGACTGAGCTTCTTGGCCATGATTCACGTCGGGTAGGGAGCGCCCAGGGCAGGGGCAACAGCGCCAGCCACGTCGCCGTCACCACCTGCCCAGGGACAGGCACGCGAACCCGCGGGGGAAGGACCCGGGGGGACGCCGCCAAAGTTGGTGCGGGGGACCTGGCTCGGGTGATCCAAGTCGTTGCCCGCCGCTCACGGGAGCCGTAGCAGCCCGGTCGCGTTGGTAGCGGCCCTGGGAGTCGAACCCAGCTGGTCCGGGTTATGAGCCCAGTCCTGCGTCCCCGCTGCACCGCACAATCTGATTCCGCTCGCCGGCCCAGGTCACCACCGGACCCGGAACCGCACCGTGATCCGCTCGCATCCGCACTGGCACGGGGTCGTCTCGACCGCTCGCACCCCTCAATTGTTAATAGCCGCTGATAGATACTCTCCGACGTCCTCCGACGTCGTCTACCGGCTCCATTTTGGCAGGTTTTGGTGCGCAAGTGTAGGGTCGCGCACTACCCGGAAAAAAGCGACGTTGAGTCCGTCGATGTGTCTAGACAGAAATGCGGTCTTGGGTTATCATATAGACAACTTGAGGGACGGACCCTCAGCCCGGACCGGCCGGGGCGAAAGGACAGACAGATGGAAAACACGACTGAAATTCTCGCCGCATGTGACGCAATCCGCACCCGTTTCGCCGGGCGCGCGCAGCTCCGGCGGGAGGCCGAACGCGACTCACTCGCGCTCGCTGAGCTACAGCACCGCCTCGGGATGATCGACTACGGGCAGTTCTGCGCCGCCGAGCTGGCAGAGCTTCGCGCGGCAGCAACCAACGGCCCCGTGATTTGCGGGCACGCGGTGCGGCGCCTCGCGGAGATTCGCGCCGCTCGCGCATCCGCCCGCGCTGGCGGCTGCCCGCTCGCCTCCCGCAAGCCCGGCCACGCTCGCGACACCATCATCCATCGCCGCGCCACGGAAGTCATCGACGCGGCCGGGTTCCGCGAGGCCACCCACTCGCACGACACCACGATCGACGTAGTCGCGGAAGGCCGCGAGGGTGCCGCGTCAGGCACCAACAGCCTCCGCCCCAGCGCCGTCGGGCTCCCCAACGCATACACCAAGAAGGGATACTGGATCACCGCGTCCAGCCACACCTGGCACGTGTCTGCTGCAATCCTCTCCCCCGAGGTGCGCGCGCTGAACGCGGCCGCTCCGGCGGGCGTGGTCTACCTGTCCACGTCCGTGCGCGTCCGGCAGGGTCGCGGGACGTCGCTCACCGTCGAGGCTCTCACCCCCCGCCAAGCGCTCCGCGCCCTCCGGGAGGCGGCGTGAGCATCGCCGGAATCGAGCGCGTCGTGGCGCTGGTCGAGCGCGGCTCACGCCGTGACGGCCGGCGGCTGCGCCGGTTGCTGGACGCTGCCCGCCGAGCGCCAGAGCACGTGCAACCGCGACTGCTAGCTGCCGTCGTGGTTGTGGAGCCGGCCCTCGCGGCGGTTTGCCCGTCGGCATACGACGGCCCACTGTGCCCAGCCTACCCACACGCCCCGCCCGAGTTCGCGGCGCGCATCGCTCTCGGCGAGCGACCCTGCCAAGTGCTGCGCGGTCTCACTCCGCGGGAAGCCCACAGGGCGCTTCAATCCGGGCTCTCCGCGGTGGACTGGATACTCCGGGACTTTCCCGACGTCGATCGCGTGAGCAGTGTAGCGGTGGCTCGGTGGCTCGCTGCATGCCTGTGGGACCCGCAACGGTCGGAGGCGCTCCATCGCATGCGGGAGGAGCACACGCCCGCCGGGGTGATTCGCGGATGCTACCTGGATCGTGTAGACGAGTTGCGCGCCAGCGATCTCGAAGGTGGCGAGCGCACGGGCGTGGAGCGGGCGTTTCGGGCGGCCAGCGCGCGCATTTACGCGGACTGGTGCTCGGCGCACGAGCGCGACGAGACGGCGCTCGCGAGCACCCCGCGTTGGTGGCGCGAGTACCGCTGCGCACGCCTGTGCATGTCCCGCGCGAGCCTGATTCGCGAAGGTCGGCAGATGGCCCACTGCGTGGGCACGTACGCCCCGCACGTGGCGAATCGAAAGTGCGTGATCGTCTCGATCGCAGTCCGTGACGGCGTGGGCAACATTCACCGGTCCACCGCCGAACTGAGTCGCAATGACGCGGCTGTGGTGCAGCACAAGGGGCGCAACAACGCGCCACCGCCAGCGTTGTGTCAGCGCGCGCTGGAGGTACTCTCACGTCGCTGGCAGGAGACATGCCATGGATAGTCGAGAATCGATTGACCCCGAACTGCACACACTACGCAGCGCGATCCGAGGTTGCGCTGACGGTCGGCAGAAGGGCGAGCTAGAGACAGCGCGGTTTCAGCTCTATGCCGCGTTCGAGAGTCGCGACGAGGATGGGGCGCGACGCTGGTCAAGAGCTCTGCGAGCTGGACTGCTCGCGGTGGAACACGAGGAGCTTCGCTCGATCGGGATGGAAGCTCTCAGCGTGATTGAGGACGCGATCGATCGGGACGACGATGGCTGACTGCCGCTGGTACATCACGCAAGCGGCGGTGGAACACTGGATGCGCCTGCGCCGCTACCCGGACACCGACGCGTCATTCGAGCGTGCCGAGGACGAGCTCATGAATCTTTCCGAAGTCGCGAGACTCAAAGCATCGGACACTGATGGGCGACAGCTATGGCGCACTGGCAAGCCGTACACGGCTCGGCTCGTCGTCGACACGCGGAAGCTCATGCGTGAGGACGGCCGCGACTTGCCTCGGCTGATTTGGGTCGGGCAGGGTCGCCCGCCTGCGTGGTGCTGGAACGGGGGGGCGTCCTGATGGCAAGGCCCACGTCCCCCAACCCCAAGGATGCCCTGCTGACGGTCCGCCTCACCGCCGCCGAACTCGCCGAGGTCCATCGCCGGGCGGCCGAGGCGGGTGTGTCGGCCAGCGAGCTCGCTCGGCGCCTGTTGCTGGATGGATGGCATCGGGAGGGCAAGGGTAATCGCAAAAAATGCAAACCATAACATACCAGTACCGCGCAAGCGCTTCCGTATCCGACTGGAGGCCCTCGTCATTGGTCCCAGGCCTCCGCCATCTCGATGTCCGCCCACAGGCCAGGAAAGGCCCGTCGAACCGCCGGTATCGTCACGCTCCATCGGTGGCGGTCGCTTTTCCTCGCGCACCGGTTCCGCTTCGCCCAGTCCCGGGCCCGCCGGGTCGTCCACTCCTCGCCAGTGACCTGCGTCATGTAGCGAGCGAACCGCGCCATCGGCATCGTCGTGCTCAGCGACTCTCGGTCACGTCTCGACATCGCCCCCACCCTCCTCCCGGCCCGATGCCTCGTTCCAAAGCGCGACCGCCCGCGCGTATAGCTTCGCCGCCTGGCCGACCGCGATAGAGATCGCGACCGCATGTTTCCCGCGGTCCTGGGCGATGAGCCAGTTGATGCGCTGATGGCTTGCCATCCCGGGATTCTGCGCATCTTTCAGCGCCGCGGCGTCCAGATCGCGCCCCTTCGGCGTCAGAGGGATCACGGCGAACAGCTCATGGTGGGGCGTGCTGGCCCGGTACAGGGATCCCAGGTCGCCGTAGAATGCTTCCAGCGCCTCCGCTGCCAACGGGTCGGCGCGTCGAACTGCTACCAGCCGCTTGATCGCCGCCGAGCGCCGTACCATGTCGTCTCCGTCCGGCGGCTCGTGGTTGTAGGTTGGCGTCTCGCCCGACCCCTGTGTGATGCGATACGCGCGAATCGCCTCGCTATAGCCGCACGCATCGCACGTCTCGTCAGCGAGGTCGGAGCCGCACATTGCGCAACTGTCCTTGTCCTTCTTCCGGCGCCTCGGTGCCTCCTCTCGGAGCTGTTGCACCGGCGTGCCGTACAGCTCCGCGCGCGCATATTGGGCACCTGCGGGACTTCGATCGGCGATCCTAACGCCATCCCGCAGGTACCACTCCAGCAGTCGCGCATTCCGCAGGCTCACAACTTCTTGGTGCCCTTCTTCTTCGTCACCCGGCCTTTGGTTGCCTTGCTCGACTTCGCCGCCCTGCGCTGGCGCCGGGGCGGCTTGGGGGGCACGCGCTCGAGTTCGTCGAGCTTCGCCATGCTCACCGCGGCGCCATTGTTCGAGCGCACCGTAGCCACGCCCTCGAGCACGTCGACGACCTGACCTTCGCGGTCGGGCTCGACCTTCCAGCGCACCGAATCGCCGACGTCCAGCGGTTTGACCGGCCTCAGGCGTTCGATTTCTGCCTCATGCCAGGAGATCAGTGGCACGGGTGTATTCTGCATGTGCGCCTGCACCGCAGCATCGACGTAGCCGACGTAGTTGGCATGGGTCTTGGCGACCGCAACGATCATGCCCATGCTTGCCGGTTGCGCAGGCGAGGCCTGCGGTTCTGGCTGCGCTTGCGCCGTACCGGGTGGGGTCGGCGCTGGTGTTTGTCCTTCCATTTCATATGCCTTTCTTCATTGTGCGCACAAATCGGCATCCAAGCACGTCTCAGCCGCCGCCACGCACGCGTTACGCATGTCGATTCCTTGCCTCTCGTAGTCGAGGCACACGGTCTCACAGACGACGTCGTCCGCCGTCCCAAGGTCGCCATCGCGACCGGGCCCATCGGCAGCCCATTCACACCCAAGCTGCCTACCGCGCGCACACGACTCCGCGCACCCGGCTTCCTGTTGTGGGGTTGGCTCGACGGGGTCTGGCGTCGTGGTCGAGCATCCACCGCTGCACGCTCCCAGCAGGAGCGCAAACCAGATCGCTTGCTTCATGCTACCTTCCTTCCTTTCGCGAGGCGCTCCCAGCCGGAGATCACGGTCTCGTCCCGACAGAAGCCGATCACGTAGTCCGGCGTCAGCCACGCGCAGCCGTGATCACGCCAGCGCGTTCCCCACGAGTTGACGATCTTGAAGCCGCGCGCGCTGTCGTATCCCACCATGCACATGGCATGGCCACCTGCAACTGGCTCGCTCTGCTTGGGCGCGTCGATCACGTCCGGCCCGTTCCAGTCGAGGAACGATTGGCGAACCGTGCTGCCGAAGATGACAGGTAGCCCCGCATCAATCGCCGCGCGGATCTGCAACAGCTTCTCGTCGGCGAACCCCTTGATGCGGTAGTACGACAGCCCGCGCCGCCCATGCGCGAACCGGTAGGCGTTGCGTCCCGGTTGCCGGTTGACCCGGAAGTTGAGCGCGCCCCGGTCCCAGTACTGCGTCGCTGGCATGCCCTCGTGGCGCGCGGCGTCGCACGCCGTGCGGATGTATGTCCCGCCGTCGACCTTCTCGTCGCCGTGCTGCAGGCGCGAGTGGTAGTAGACAAACCACGGGCTGGCTGGCTCGTACAGCAGGTTGTTTTCCACCTCCATGACGCCTACGGCCGTGGCCATCGCGTGCCCAACGCAGCTCGAGGTGCTGCCCTGGTCGAGTATCTCAGGCACGAACAGCACCCGGCCGTTGGCTGACGCCTGTCCGAGGCTGAGCGCGTCGATGGACAGGTCCCGATCGTCGGGCGGGTTGGGCCGGTACCCAAGTCGTGGCGACTTTCCGGACACGATCTTGCGAAGCGGGTTCATGGCAACGCCTCAAGAACCGCGCGAACACAGCAGTCCTTCGCCTCGAGCAGCTTGCGAAGGCATACGGTACGCTCGGGCCCGGGCGTGATCGTGTCCACGATGTGCTCTGCGAGTTCGCAGAATGGCCTCGATGTCTCTACCAGGTGGCCAGGAAGGTGCGTCCACTGAAAGAACTGCAGCATCCGCTCGGGCGGTTGGGTGTTGCCGGTGACGCCTACCATCACTGCACCCCGTCCAAAGGCACGAGGTCATCTGGCATCGGCACCCGAAGCGGCGCGCCGGGATGGGCCGAAAGTCGCGACGACGCATGCGCGAACGCGCCAGGTGACACGTGTTCGTCTGGCGTGATGCGATAGGCGGCAACGGCTTCGACGACGGCTGTGTACAGGCTGTTCAGCTTGGGCATAAGCTCCGCGTATTCCTCACGCGACAGGCTCTCACCGGCTTCACCGGCCTTCTCGAGGACCTTGGCCGTCGCGACCAGCTGGGTGATTTTCGCGAGCACCCCTTCCTGTTTGTCGGCAGGAACGCGACCGGGCACGGCGTCTGCGATCACCATCGCCCACTCTTGGACTTGCTGCGCGGATGTGATCGCAGTGGCGATGTACGGTAGGGCGGCGGCGCAAGCGCAGGAGAGCACGAGTAGCAGAGCGAGCAGGCGGGTTCGTAGTCGTTTCATTGGTCTTTCCTTTCGTCGCTGCGTTCGCAGCTGGAATCTTTCAAGGCACCACCTCGACGTGGGTCGTCTCGCTCGTCGCGCCGACGTCACCGCATGGCGGACATGTGCTTTCGCGCTCCATGTGCTCCGCCGGTTCCCACGGGATGAAGCACGGCATGCGGCACAGGCATTGCCCAGCGTCCACGCGCGAATCGAGAAGGCCGCTTGCGTGACATGTGGCACGACACTGCTCTACCCCTGACGGGTGCGTTCGCGCCCACCGAACACCGCACAGCGCGCCCACGCCGAGGCACGAAAGCATGACGAATATCCCGACCAGCAAATCTCGGGTCACGCCCGCCCCCGCCTTCGCATTCGCCGCACACGCTTGGCGCGATTCGCCTCGTTTCCGGAGCGC